GTGTCGGTGATACCAGCTACAGAACAATCAAGAATATCCCTCATGATTAAAGGGTTCATAGGCCGACATTGACCTAATATTTCCACGAGCTTATCAACATAGGCTCTTGTGTCTGCACCCAACAGTTGCTGAATATCTCGCGTTCGGACATGATCCGTGAGGGCCTCAATAGTATCGTTGGCAATTCCGTCAACTGCAGTTGGAGCTTTCATGAACGGCGCACTAAAGGGGTCTAAGAAGAGAGATCCAAGCTTCGGAGCAGGGTTATACATCTTCTTATCGGAGAGCTGAGCCAACATGCGATTCTGAAGACGAGACCCACCCTGCAACCCGACCCAAGTCATGTGCGAATTGGCTTTGCTGAGCGGATCAGATCCACCCTTATACAAGAACCCAAGTGCCGGGATGGTAGGGTAACCGCCACACTCAGAAGGTAGAGTCAGCACGAACTCCACGAACTCGGGCCACCTGACCTTCAAATTTTGACGAATAAGCCTCAGCTGTGGGCCAAATGGACCTCGTGCTTTTGACACTCGATTGAGATAGACGCCTGCATGGAACGTAGCTAAGAAATGACTCATCAACGGATCCACGCTTTTCTCAGCTCCTGCCATCGCGGTAGAGAAGATTGCTCCCACGTTAGTGCGAACGGACGGAAAGATCTGAGACGAATGCGGAAACAGTCTCGAGTTGAACTTGAGAGTCGTGGGGAGGTACACTCCATCTGCATAGACATCCTTTGAGTACGATATGATCTTAGTTGACGCTATGCATTCTACTTTCTTCACTTCCTGATTGACACGGGCGCAGCTGTCCGCTATCCTGTTGACAATAACATCACGGTAATAGATTAGCGTCTCCGCCTCTGTCTGATTTCGGACCTTCGAGATCAATACAGAGAGAACTTGATTGTCCCCTTGGCCCATCAAGGTATAACTTATTGGCAAGTCATCCAGAGCTAATGTCACCATGCATACAGTGGCAATAGTCCATACTTTTTGACAGATGCCTTCAAAACCGCCCATGTGATGCCTCCAGACCAACGGGCCATCGGGTGGATGTTCCTGTTCAATTCCTTCTGGAACTAAGCCTGGGACCCGCACGACGATCAACGCTGATGCGAAAAATTCATGACAATAGTCGAATATTCCCACGACACCAAACATGTCATTCAACGATCTTCCTATCATTCCTATAGCGAGCTCCCGCCATCGAAGATTCCATCGAGTCAAATCGATCTCTATGAACAACCGGAGAGATTCGTCCACCGTTCTAGGGCGAGTTATATCCAAGAACCTTTTCGCTGTTTCAATTCTCGAGTCTGTCATCGTTTGCTGTGGCAAGTAAGGAAAGATCTGATCCGCAATGTTGGCTTCAGATAGTGCGAAAAAGATGCGAATCTCAAATACCAACATGCTGAACATGCGAGGAGCAAGCTTGAACTCTCGCTCTTTCGGATGTAGTGATACAATGAGCCAGTCGAAAGGAATCTGCCGGGTAGCTATAGCATGGATTATGGCTTTGATGTCGACCTGTTCTCTATTGATGAGCTCTATGAGAAGACGACGGTGAGAAGTTTGTGGAATCTTATGGTTCCAGAATGATGCAATATTGGTCCGGTACATCGATATAGACTTGTCGTCTATCAGCTCTAAATAATTGGGCGACTCATCAAAATTTACAATCTTTCCGAATCTACAATGAGCCCAATCACTCAAAGGATAACTTGTCCGATGTAGCCGATGAACCTGCTTGTTGCAAAGATCTCGAAGTCGAGTGCCTTTTGCTGATGGATCAAACTTCAAGTCGGGCCATTTCCCTTCTTTCCGCACGTAGTTCTCGAGAATGCAGCGCTTGAACTCCCAATTGAGACGCTCGGCATCCCGATATTTCGTAGAGTCAGGCTTTTGAGCTTCTTCCGCAGACGAGATTCCCCCGACCAACGGGTCTATGAGCGGATGGCCTGATACTTTGAGCAGACCGAACAGTTCCACAACGGTCTGAACCTTGGTGCATTTCCGCAAGATGACGTCAAATTTATCTGCCATAGATTCCATCCCGTCCCTGAGAAATGGCTGCTCTTTGTCGCGTACGATCTGCACCATCCGCGGGTATGGGCCATCATCGCCGAAGGTATTGTCGGTCATTTCTGACAGATACGTTTTTGCCAACGCCTCAGTGTTCTTTAGAATTTCGAAGCCTACGTTACCGTGCCTGGTGAGGCACTCCTCGTGCCACAGATACAAAGAGTCAACAGCTTCGAAAAGCTCAAGATTGGACGGATAGAACACGTCCATAGCAGTTGCTACTTGTGCGCGCGAGTACAACACGTCCTTCACCATGAGTACT